GTAGCCGTCAAGAAGGCCATAACCGAGGGCAGAGTCGAGCGCCGCGGCGACGGGTGGCTTGATCTGGAATCGGCAGCTGCGGCGTTCCGCGCCACGTCGACCGGCTCCCGCAACGGCAACGGGGGCGCTAGACCGGCACAACACAATGAGGTCACCGGCGAACAGTTGGACGAAGGCGGGACTGTGGGCGAAAGCATGGCCAGCGCCCGCACTCGCAAAGAGCGCGCGCTTGCCGATAAGGCGGAGGTTGATGCTGCCCGCGCCCGCGGTGAAGTGGTCTCCATCGCCGACGCTACAGCGCTTTGGTTTGCCGCCGGTCGTACCATCCGCGAGCGCTTTCTTGCCCTGCCGGATGCCGTCTCAGGCGAGCTGGCCCTGAACGCTGACCAAGCGGCGCTGCTACGGGAGCGGATCGCCGCGGTGCTTGGCGAGTTGCCGACGGAGGCTCCGACGTGAAAATGCCCCATATCGGTTACTATGAGTTGCCCGAATCTTTAGGGAAATCAAGCCCCGTGGTCTGCTTTGACGCTTTCGGCTGGGAGGTAAACTTTTCGGTGCTGTGGCGTTTCGTCTGGCCAGAGTCCTGCGTTGCCGCGCTGACCATTGCGGCGTGGAGCGCTGACCACCAGCACCGCCGGTTCGCCCTATTCGGCTGGGGCTGGTCAAAGTGCGATGTGCCGCGCGTGCCCTTGTTTCCCGTTGCCGGTTGGATGCCCGAACGGTTGGACGGATTCAGGGTCGGCTGGCTGGGATTCTTCGTGCAGGTCGGCCCCAAGTGAGCGCCCTATGGCAAGCCCTCCGCGCGGGCCTCACACCCGACACCCCCATGACGGTGAGCGAATGGGCATCGGCGCACCGCATCCTGCCAGCGACCTCGGCAGCTCCAGGCCGATACCGGCTAGAGAAAACCCCCTACGCCAAAGAGCCGATGGATCTTTTGGGACTCGGCGGACCGTACACCGTTGTGCTGATGTGGGGTTCGCAATTAGGAAAATCCGAGATTGGCAACAACTGGCTAGCGTGGATTGTTGACCAATCTCCAGGACCTACACTATTAGTCCAACCGTCCGTAGAGCGCGCAGAGGAATATAGCCGTGAGCGGTTGGCGCCAATGGTGGCGGACTGCCCGCGGCTGGCCAGTAAAATCGCCGACCCGCGCAGCCGTGACAGCAGCAACCGCTTATTAGGCAAGCAGTTCCCGGGCGGATTCTTCAAGATCGTTGGAGCCAATGCGCCTAGCGGCCTAGCCTCAACACCGATTCGCCGCGTGTTCTTTGACGAAATAGACCGATGCCCAGCCGATGCCGGCGGGGAAGGTGACCCAATTGCGCTGGCCAAGCAGCGCACTGAAACCTTTAGCATAAATAGAAAGTTGCTGTTGACCAGCACACCGACACAAGAGGGATTCAGCCGCATAGAAACGGCCTACTTGGAGTCTGATCGGCGTCGTTTTTGGGTGCCGTGTCCGCACTGTCACGAAATGCAAGTGTTGCAATGGCGCGGCACACCTGAAAGCCCCGGCGGCGTTGTGTGGCCCACAGGCAGGCCTGACCTCGCCGGCTACGCGTGCGCGCACTGCGGCGCGGTCTTGGCCAACAGCGACAAAAATTGGATGCTGGCGCGCGGAGAATGGCGCGCAGAGAATCCAGGCGCCGCAACGGCGGGTTTTCACCTATCGGCGCTGTATAGCCCGCACGGTTGGACTTCATGGGGGGCGTTGGCTATCGAGTTCTGCGAAGCCGGCGCCGACCCAGACCGGCTGAAAGTCTTTGTCAATACCAAACTCGCAGAGACGTTCAAGCCGGGCAGCGCAAGCGAGGTCCGCGCAACCGGGCTCGCAGCGCGCGCCGAGGTCTACGATGCGGAGGTTCCGGAAGGGGTGAAAATCATTACCTGCGGCGTTGACGTGCAAGACGATCGGCTAGAACTGGAGATCGTCGGTTGGGGCGCAGGCGAGGAGAGTTGGTCTTTGGCGTGGCACGTCCTGCCCGGCGACCCCGCACAGCCGCAGGTCTGGGGCGATCTGGACGCGCTTCTGCGCCGCGACTTGCAACGCCGTGACGGCACCCGCTGCAAGATTCAGGCCACGGCAATCGACAGCGGCGGGCACCGAACGCAGCCCGTCTACACATTTTGCCGCGGCAAAGAGGCGCGGCGCGTGTGGGCGATCAAAGGCGCGGGCAGCAGCACGGCAGGCAAGCGCGCGCTGTGGCCGCGGACGCCGACACGGCGCAAGAGCGGTGCGCAGGTCTATGTGCTTGGCGTTGACAGCGGCAAGGAAAGCGTATTCGCCCGGCTCAAGGTGCGCGATCCTGGGCCGGGGTACCTGCACTTCCCCGCGACGCACCCCGCGGCGTACTTTGAGATGCTTACGGCGGAGCGAGTGGAGGTGTCGCGCTACCGCGGGCGCGAGATCCGCAAATGGGTCTGCCCGCCAGGCCGTCGAAATGAGGCGTTCGACTGCCGCATCTATGCCTATGCCGCGCTTCACGGGCTCTATGCGTTGGGCCACAAACTGCCGCAAATCAGCGTGATCGCTCTACCTGTTGCGCCGCCTGCACCTGCGGCGCATACTGATCCCGCGCCTGCACCGGCGCCCCGGCCGCCTACGGTGGCGCCAGTGCAGGCGGTAACGCCAAAGAGGGTCAAAAAGCCCTCTGTTTATGAGAGGATGTAATGGCGTGGACGCAGACACAAATTGACGAACTGAAAGATGCGATTGCATCAGGCGTCACGTCGGTATCGATCAACGGGCGGATGGTGAGTTACCGCAGTTTGGCGGAAATGGAACGACTGCTTGCTCGGCTAGAGGCAGAAGTCTCGCCGGTGACCACTGTTCGCCGCCCTAATGTGCGCCGCAGCGCCTACAAGGAGCCAAGCTAATGGGCTGGTTTGCTCGCCTTCGCGGCGCACAGGTTGACGCAGTACCGGCACCCGCAGCGCCCCGCGTCCCAACTGGGCCGCGCAAGTCCGCGCGCTTGGCCTACGAAGGCGCCAAGCGCAACAGGCTGAATAGCGACTGGAATACAACGGGCAGCGGCGCCAACACGGAGATCGCCGCAGGGCTGCCGACGCTGCGCAATCGGTCCAGCGATTTGGCGCGCAACAATCCTCACGCGATTAGCGCTCTTGAAGGCTTGACCGCCAACATCGTGAGCAGCGGCATCCGTGCGCGCTGGGGCGACGAACGCATTCAAGCGCTTTGGGAATCGTGGTGTATCGACGCCGACGTGAGCAGCGATCTGGGCTTTTCGGGCCTACAGACGCTCATGGTGCGCAGTTGGCTGGAACGCGGCGACGTAGTGATCCGTCGGCGGTGGCGCAGAATTGAAGATGGCCTAGCGGTGCCGTTCCAGATTGAACTGTTGGAGGGCGACTTTATCGACCACCAGCAGAACGGCCCCACGCGAATCGGCGGGCGGATCGTCCAGGGCGTGGAGTTCGATCCGATTGGCCGGCGCTTGGCCTACTGGCTGCACAAGTCGCACCCGGGCGAAACGGGCGTTTCTGCCATGCCCGCCGGCGCAGTCGCACCGATCGACGCCGCCGACATCGCGCACCTCTACCGCGCCACCCGCCCCGGCCAAGTCCGCGGCGTGCCGTGGTTGTCGGCAGTGATTGAGCTCTTGCGCAACTTGGAGCGCTACGAAGCCGCCGAGCGCAACCGCAAACGGAGCCAAGCTGGCATCGTCGGCGTCGTCACCCCGCGCGATGACGTAGTGTATGATGAGGATTCGACCGACGCCGTCGGCGCCGTGGTCACAGACAGCGACGGCAATCCGGTAGACGAAATCGAGCCCAACAGTTGGTACGTCGCCCGCAACGGCTCAGGCATCCAGTTCTCGCAGCCGGTTAGCGATGCCGGGTTCACAGACTACCTGCGGACGCAACTGCGCACGGCGGCGAGTGGCGCGGTCATGCCTTACGAGGTGCTGACCCGCGATCTGTCGCAGGTCAACTATTCGTCAATTCGCCTTGGGCTTGTGGAGTTCCAACGGCTGATCAAGGCGTTGCAGACGCAGATCGTCATTCCGTTGGCGCTGCAAAAGGTCGCGCGTTGGTTTCTTGAGGCGGGCATCGCGAGTGGCAAGATCGCGCCGGGGACGCAGCTGCCGAAATGGGTCCTGCCGGAGCGCGAAGAGATTGACCGCGAGACGGCGAT